CTCCTCGAAGATTTCCATCTGCGCCTGCTTGGCGTATAAGTTGAAATCAGATGGGGAAATGTACCCGTAGTTGTTCTTATTCAAAACCGATAATACGGTATTCCTTACTGAATTGATCATGGTTTATTTTTTACAAATATAATCAAAAAAAATAGGGGCTTTATCAAGCCCCCACCTTTTTAATCAATCATCAAATCACTCTTCAGAGAGGTAACCTTCTAACATCTTAAGAGCATCCAATCCCTCGTCACTCTGTAAGTATGCACATGCTGTATCATATGCATCAGAGTTGAATGGAATAGAGCACATTTTCTTTTTATTTGTGGGTGTACTAAAGTAGATATCCTTATCTCCCTTCATTACAAGAAGGCTTTTATCAAAGAATATTCTCACTTTTGCTTGGAACTTTAATTCAGGATCATTGATAACGTCCAAGAATATCTGAGGATCTTGCTTAGCAAAAACTAAGATATCTCTTTTCATTTCAGCTGTTGAGATAAATGATGGATCCTTGCCAAAGATTACACGAGTAATCATCTCCATCTGACTAATGTCAAGACTTCTTGCCTCAATAAGCGCATCAACCTCTACATTTAAGTCAGCAACTTCTTTTGAAGCGTCTCTTTCTTTATCTACTTCAGCGAATGTGATTCCGTTTTGCGGATGATAATGTAAAAATTCCTGAAGGACAGGATTATTTTTTGGAACGTTTAACATTCCATCTTCAAAAACAATAGGTTCCAAAATGTGATTAGAGTCTTGCTCATCTTCCAAAGGAGACTTTTGATTTATAGCGTATCTTAAAATTCTATTTTGATTTTTTTTCTCATCAAACCACATTAAGGGGAAACGTGGATTATTTCGAGATGCTAATACGTAAGTTAGTGGGGATCCGTTTAATAAACGGTATGTTTTGTCTTTAATGACTTTTTCTTTTGTTGCCATGATTTTATTGGATTTAAATTTAAAAAGATAAAAGGAAGCGCCCATATAGACGCCTCCTTTTTATTAATTAAGATTATGCACCGTAACGGAACAATACGAAGTTGTTAGCTCCCAAGGTGCAAACGCAACGCTCAGAAAGGAATTGAACTTCCATTGCATCAAGATCGCTTGTAGAAGCACCACCGGCAGAACCTGTGATCCAAGTCTTGAAACGACGATTCTCGCTTTCAGAAGCGCGATAACGAACGTGCAAGAATGGACGCTTAGCGTTTTTACCCATGATTTGGTCATATACAGTAGTTGATCCTGCAGGAACCAACAAACCTGTGATTGCACCTGCACCTGCTGTGCTTAAATCACCACGCATTGTTGGATCATTCAAGTACTTCCAATCAGTCTTGTAGAAGTCATAACCACGACGGAATCCGCTGAATCCAAGATTCAAAGCCATGTCAACGTCATTGTCAAACAATCCATAAGAAGCTGCTTGAGATGCTCCTGTAGTAGCGTAACCATTCAAGGTAGCCAACATGTTGTCAATTGCAAATCCGAATTCACGATTAACAAAAACAACATTCTCTTCAATAGCTCCTTGCTTATCTAAACGGCTCACAATCTGATCCCAATCCTGTAATGTGGTAGGATTTCCACCACCCCATACGTTACCACGATTGTTGACAGCGTAGAAAACTCCTTCAGATCCCGCTTCGTTAGCAGCGCCTGTAGCTAAATATGTTGAAGCACCTGATCCTGAAGCAGCAGGTACTGCCTCAATCATTGCAGTCTCCATATAATCTTCAAAGCGAAGACGAGTCTCATGCTCAGACTTTAAGTACCACAAATAACCGGTAGCTCCGTTCTCTGTAGTTACTTCAACCCATCCGATTTGAGCCATGTCAGATCCATTTACAGCATACTTATCTTTTAAGATAATAGGCTTGTTAGAGAAGATTGTGTCTTCAGATTCCAAAGAGCCTTCCATTCCGGTAGTTCCTTTTTTAAACTCAGAACCATAAATGAATACTGTACAGACGTTACCGTTTGCAACATTGATTGATGTTTCATAGAAAGCAACGTCAAATGTCAAAGCGTTAACAGCTGTTACAACAGCTTTGTTAGATGCGCCACTTGTATTGTTTTGAATGAAAACAGTTTGGTTCTTTCTGATTGCAGTAGTACTAACACCGACATCACTGATAGTGAATCTTGCAGTTGTTCCTGTAACCAATGAAGCGGTACAAGTCTTGTACTTAATGTGAAGACGACCTTGCTCTGCCCATTTGATTTGGTCAGAAACTGAAGGCATCTCAGCACCAACCATTCTTAAGAATGATGATACTGTACGATTACCATAACGCTCAAATTCCTTCTCGTAAGTATCAGGAAGATACTGAGTTAAGAAGTTGAAATCTTTGATGTAGTTTGTTTCCAAAGCTACGCGCTCAGCAGCGGGCTGAAGAGCGAGTGGAGGAGTTGCTAAAATACCCATGTTTTTAAGTTTTTAATGTTTACAATTTTTTTGCGCTTCGAATTTTTAATCCCCTTCCGGAGTCAGGATTCAAAGCTTTAACCTGAATACCATCCGTACCTTTAGTTACCTCAGGTGCTCTGCGTTCAGACATATTAATGTTTTTTATCTTACGCGCAACATCGTCGGTAGCCTCTGCCATTCCTTGCTCGTAGAAGAACTTGGCAAATTTTTCCGGATTCATAGCGATCGCTAACGATTTATGATAACCAACTGCATCTTTAATTAAACCATTCTCGTCCAAAAACTTCTGAATGAAGTTTGCTGGATTTGATTGATTCTTTTTAAGCTCAGTAGCATCACCGGGTGAGAAAACAATTTTACGATTATCAATATCAAACTCAAAACCTTTGAATTCTTTACTGAATATCTCGTCCGTTTTTTTGTCAAACCATTGACGCTTACGGTTATTTTCCTCCTCGACTGTTTTCGATTTGGCTACATATTGTTTGTAAAGCTCGAACTCTTCTTTTTCTTCATTAGAGATACCCGCCTGTCTTGACTCAAGTGGCGCTTTATATTTCTCTTTCTGCTCGTTGAAGAATTTCTTCGCTTCGGCAACAATTTTCTTTTTTGCAATCTTTATTTTCTTAACTGTTGACTCATCATCAAGGTCTTCATCGTAATGATAGTCAGACATTAAAACATCAATGTCCTCATCATCAAGACCTTCTTGAGTTGTCTTTAGGTAAGATCTCAAAAGATTATCAGGATTCATGGAATCTACATCCTCCTTAAGTTTTAAGAAGTCTTCAAATCCACGGCCTGTTTCTTTTCGATACTTCATATAAGCAGCCACATCCTCAGGCATTTCTTCAGCCTGACTACGCTCAGCCATCAATTCATCAAATGAGTTGATTTGCTTATTGTATCTTTTCCCAATATATGAAAGAACGTCTTCTTCTTTTAGTTCAGGTACATCAATTGTTCTGTCGCCACTTCCACTTCCATCTCCTTCACCGTTTCCGGCCTCTGCTGCTGCTGCTTCTGCTGCCGCTTGTTCGGCTTCATGGTTAGCAAGCACTGCTGCTTCTTTCTCAGCTACACCTTTTGTTTCTTCAGGTTCAACTAATTTTACTGATTTAAATTCCATTGTATTTAGATTTGATTTGTTGCAAATTTAAACAAAAATTTGATATTTTTTATCGAGGTTCAAATTCAGAGAATTCAAAGCCATCTAAACTATCTTCATTTGATTCAAAATTTACAGGAGGAAGATTATTTTTTCTCTGCTCAATAAGCTTTGACTGCTGAGTATTCTGAATACTGATACGCTTATCCTTAGCCTTCTCCTTGGTATCCTCCCTGTCTTTTAATAACTGAGTATTCATCATTCCGAGTTCTTTGTTGAATTGGAATTCTATCTGCATTAACTGAGATTTAAGAGAGGCCTCTTGTTTCATTCGTTCAATATCAAAAGCTATCTCAGCTTGCTTAATCTTGATCTTAGAATTAGTCTCCATATCAATCTTCTGCATAGCAACTTGACCTGCTAATTGCTGAGACTTAAGTTGCTGCTCTGATACAATAGCTTGCTTTTGCATATTCATCTTCTCTTCTCTCTGCTCCTTTTTAACTCTCTTCATCTTAAGCAGTTGATTAGCAAGCTTAATATTTCTTATCTCACGAATATCGATAGCGTCTTCAATATCGATATTACCACGAGACAAGGCCATTTGAATATTAGCTTCAAGCTGAGACTTCTGTTCTTCATCAGGAGATACCTCAATGAATATTCCAAAGTCGTATATGTAAAGATCTGATATCTCAGAAAGTATGGATACATTAAACCTTCCTATCTGATTAATAAACTCTTCTTTAAAGTCAGAGTATTCTAAAATGTCAGCAACACGATATGTAATTGCTTCAGCTAATGACCTATAAATAAACAACCCTCCTTCAAGAATGTGGCGTGTAGCTGTATTTGAATTAAGAGCGGCAAGCTTCTGCAGTCCAACCAATGAATTAGGATCAGGAGTAGATCCATCACGAGCCTCATTCAAGCCTGTTACTGTTCTAATCATATCCATATAGTGGTTATAATTAGCGATAAGCATCTGAGTCTTTGAGGCTCCGGAGTTAGATGTCAACTGAGTAATAGGAACTCGAGCGTTATTAAAATCACCATCTTGAGTGTAGCTTCTTCCAATCACACTACCTGTTTGGAAATACAATCTCAACGCATCCTCAGGATTGTATGCGGCTCCATTACCAAGATCAACTTCATTAAGCCCATCAGCATCAATGAATACGCCATCAGGCACAACACGAGCTATGACTTGTTGCAACTTGAGGTGAGTGATTTGAATCAAATCAGCAAATGGTATCATTCTTCTAACCAATGATTCAATAACACCTTTATACATTCTTGGGGCGCAAGCTACATACATTGGTAAGGCATGCTGAGACGCTGACTTAGGACGAACCATATTCTGAGCCATCTCCCATTTAAGGATGATGTTAGTACCCATAACCATAATTCCCTCGTACCAAACGTCAATTACTTTTTCAATCTTCTCGAAGTTACCTTCCTCCATCATTTCAACAGGAGGATTGAAATTATCATCTTTCTCAATTACACGAACTCCACCGTTATCAAGAATTTTCTTCTTGTAAACAATCTTCTTAGTTGTTTTATAATTGAAATAAAGAAGAGTACATGTATCTTTTGAGAACATGCTATTCTCATAAAATCTTGCGGTATTGTAGTAGTCATACCAACTCTGACTGTACTGAGATATGTTTTGCAAATCCTCATTAGTCAATGACTGATCAATCTTATATAGCTCTGTAATTGGAAGAGTCTTAATCTCGCCCCAATAAAAACAATCTTTAAAATAAGGATCCTCTGTATAGCTATAAACCACATTTGCAGGATCAACATAAGATACTTTAACTCCTGATCCGGGAAGAAACTCATGCTTAGCTACAGATATTCCAAGTACTGTTGCGTCATAATCAAGTCTCTTTCGAATATCTTGATAATGGTTCTCATCAAATATGGTATTAATAGCCTCCTCTTCCGCAATTTCAATAGCCGGCTTGTACTTAAGCTGCATATGCAATGACAAATCATCATCATTCTCAGGCAATTCATCAGGATCCATAATAAATGGATTTGCTCCCGTAGCTTTTTGAATGATCGTTAAACCTTCCTTGGACGCGGACTGAGCTTCAATCGTTTCTTGATACTGACTTCTTTTAGCTTGAGATAATGCGTCTTGAGCGTAAGCTTTTACTTTGAAAAGTCTATCAGACATTCCATTGACAACTATATCTACAAACTTCGGGATGATGGGAACAGGCGTCCAATCTAAATTCAAATACGATAAATCACCATCTACAGATAATTCATTTTTGTATTTACCAACTGACTGCTCTCCACGAGCGTATAATCTCAAATTATGAAAGTCTCTCCACTGAGAATAGTACCTACAAGAATTAGTATCTTTTCTGAACCACTCGTATTGAATAGCTTGACCTACCTGAAGACCGAATTCTTTTGATGCTTTCTCAGCATCAGTAGCGAATTGGCTCGGGAAACTCGTGGCCATGACATTTATAATTACTTCTTTCATTGAATCAATTGGCTTATTGTTCCATCATTTTTATATCTTGCGAAGTTAATACTTATTTTCCTTTCTTTTTTCTCAGGTACATAAAGATGTTTTTGGTTAGCCATGATTGCTAATCCTGAGCTTATAGATGCGTCAAACTTTGTTCGGTTGTTTATATCGAACTTAGCCCAATCCTCTAATGTTCTTGTAAACAACATACTCCCCATTTGATCAGGATCTCTATAATTTCCTGACTGATCCAAGCCGACATGTTTCTCGATGTAGGATTGAATAGCAGCAGCATGAGATTGCTTAACATCCTCAGAAGAGTTGGGTATTCCTCCAAGTTCACGCTCAGTATTAGATAGTTTGTTATATTGCTTATCAGGTCTATTCAAGCAGAAACCCCTATACCCCCTGTTCTTGAAATGATACAGTAATCGAGGTTTATTATTTTCAGCTAATATTGGCATCCCGTAGAATACACAAGCCATTAATACTTCTTCGAAAAATATCTCAGCCGTTTGTGGCCGGGCCACATATTCCAAGAAGAATTCATTTACAGGAGCCTCATCCATATGGAACTTTGTCATTCCATGTAAAGCTCCGTTAGATCCTCGTCCATCTACAACCGCAGAGATATCGTAAGAGTCACATCCAAAAGATCCGATATGCTCGTTACCCGGACATTTTGTTCCGTTTCTAAACTGCACGTTATTCTGAAGCCCCTTACTTGGTATCCAACCAACAAGGAATCTACCTCTATTATCAGGAGTAAATATAACCTCAGTATCTTTTACCCCATCTCTCCAAGAGAACGATCCTCTTGTAACATGACGCTCCATTATCAACGAATCATTATAATCAATCTGCTGATAGATCTTGGTTAAGTTAAATAAAGCTTGCTTGCTCTCATCTCTAAAAGCATGAGACTCTGTTCTTGGGAACTGACGATAGTATTCATTTAATGCGTCAGGATCGTTTTTAAGCGACTCAACCTCTGCTTCCCAATAATCTATAGCTCCATTTGATATCCATGTCATATCAACCCCTAAAACAGGCTCATCAGGTTTTCTAAACACAGGCTTTCCATATACGTCTATAAATCCCTCCATATTCCATTCCATTGGAATAAAAAGTTTATACAGACCTGACTTAGTTTGACCGTTCGCATTTCTTGATTGACAATCCGAATCTTCGTATAAGTCCTTAAAGTTCTGACCACCCTTACTTAATGCGTTTGAGGTAGATCCCATCATGCACTTACCAATGATTTTACTACCTAATCGCAAACATGTTTTTGTTACACGCCAATTCTCTTTAATATTGTTTGGTTTTATCCACTTTCCACTTTCATCATGGACTAACAACTTGAGCTTTTCACCATCGTAGGAGTTGTCTTCAGTGTTTTTCCAATCGATTGTTGTGTCAAGACCTTTTATTACTTCCTGAGTAAAGTCAGACATGTTCTTCTTCGTAATCTTTGAAGCCGGAACGCGATACGCCAATTCAGTTTTCGGCTTATCCATTCCATCCATAATAGGTTTGAAGAAAAAAGGAAGGCGATTATTAATCGGAACCACCTTATCGGTAAACATTTTCTTAGCATCAGATCCTGTCTTAGATAATATTCCAATACGTGAGTCACGTGCAAGCGTTCCAATATTGACACACTCAGATGATGACATAAATGAAAATCCGGATCGGCGAATCTTTAAGTATATCATCCCAAAACATCTTAGATCAGCCTTGCATGCTTCCCAAAATATCCAATAGATCCTGTTAGCTTCCCGGAAATCAGGGTATCCAACATCAATACTTGACCACTGTAGATACATCCAATGAGCCCCTGTAATATAGGTAGGCTCACCATTGTTCATGAACCAAAAGCCATCTTCGCGATAATCAAACTGATTCTCAATATAATCAACCCACTTACCTTTAAAGTCAGCAGCCATTTCATTCCATTGGAATATGGTTTGAATTTTAGATAATGCAGGAGGAATGTCAATTCTCTCCCAATATTGTTCATTAGGATTATTATGTCTTCTGTAACAATCTTTTGGGGTGGGAGGTAAAGCTATATTTAAACCGGATATATTAATGATATCGCCAATGGTACCCGACTTGGATATGACAACAAGATCATACTCCGCATGATATCCATAGGTCCAATTCTTTGCGGCGTTCCTCTTCCCCTTTACTTGGTCTGTAATATGATCATTTAATACTCTGTAGAGACTATCTTGATCTGCGTTCTGCAAACCCTTGCTTTGATTCAACTTTGCTTTGGCCATTGCTTTCTATTTCAAGAGATTCTCTCTCTAATTCTATCTTATTCAATATCTCGAATGCATCGAAGATAGCGATTCTTTTAGCTGCAGCCGCATTTTTTAATCGATCAGCGGCCAACTCGGACGTCTCTCCTTCACCATCTACACTCTTTTGAACAATCTTTTCTTCAGCAACTTCAATTAAATGTTGGACAGCTTTATACCCGGCGTCAATAATCCGGAGCTTTGTTTTCTTTACATCATTCTTCATGGCATTTCCTCCAAAAAAATAACCTGAATTAATCTTGATCCTTCTCCTTCTCCAAAGTTCTCATAGATGTTTCTTGAGTGAAGCGTATAAGAATCAAACGCAATCATTCTATTGAACTTAGATCTAACAATACACGCAGTTACAGCTTGTTCATCATATAGCGTAGTTCCATCCTCAATAGTCTTCTCTTCATTAAGGTAGAGTATAACTGTCATATCACCCATCATATCGTCACGATGAATAAAGTTTGGCTCTATCTGATTGTATGGAGACTTGCGTATGAAGTTGAACTTGACAAAGTGATTTGGAAACAATCTCAATACTTCCTTCTCAAACTCATCATTGGCTCTCGGCTGTATATTTTTGAAAACTTTACCACCGTCTCTGAAGTCTATGAATGGACAGTTTAAAACCTCTTGAACATAGGTCTTAGGATCTTTTAGTATATCATCCAATATCAAGATGTTCATAGCTTAACTGTAATTTGATGGTCAAAAATTCTATATAACTTTTCATCATCAATTGTAAACTCATACTCGCTCTCCGGTGAAAATATGACGGTATCTCCTTCGTTTATACCTTTTGATCTAAGGTAGGCATTAGGATACATCATCACCCCTGTTAAAGGCTCCTCAGAAAAAGGTTTCTTAATCTCAGAATCAACAGCCGGTATAGGTTTTACAAAACAATACCTATCATGCGCATGCCACCCTTCACTGTCTCCATACATAAAGAATTGATCATACTCGATCATGAAGATGTCTTCCTTGAAAAAGCTTTTTCCGCTCTTTCTCCTTCCTTTCACATCATTATAAAACTTGAATGCATTATGGTGCACAATTAAAGTGTCGCCGGCCTTGATCGGCCCGGTATATCCAAGTGGAGTTTCAACAACTTTGGCAAACCGATTAGAGAACTTATGATCCTCTTCAGATGTATTAACGATAATATCTACACCTGATATTGACTTTGTGTTGCTGTATCTACTTCCACATGGTTTTGTTATAAAGTAGAATGGTGATTTCATTAGAAATCTATATTAAATTCAATTGAAATTGGTATTGTGTGACTAAACTCTTTCCAAAGAGTCACTTCTTTTTTTTCGTTACAGATATAAATCTCCAATGAATTGCTTGAAGAATTTTTTTTAATACAGTAAATATCATGCGATCCACCAAGAACTTTCTGCCCTACAATATAATGCATTGCTCCTCCTTTGTAATCAGGGCCAACTGATATTTTCCTGATATCGATCAAACCTTGTTAATAGTGATAATTACACTTGGTGTTGCAGGATGGTTTACACCTATTACCTCTCCAAGAAGGCTCACGTTTGTGCTTGTGGCTGTCCAAACTAATTGAACATACTCCCCCGCTTCAATCTTAATAAAATAATTCCAAGCGGCCATTACGTGTGAATTGTTAGACTGTAGCTGAACCTTTCCATTAGTATCAGGAATATCTGTTCCTGCACTTGGGCTGCTTGCAACACCTTTTCTCAACCAAAAATCCACCACCTGAGAAGATCCGCCTGAATTAGCTAATTGAGCAGAGAACATAACATTGTAGATACCCGGCTCATCAGGAACTATTCTTGATAAATTTGCCGACTCATCATAAGTAATACCTACTCCATTTGATACATCCGTATCTTGAATTGACGCTTTAACAGGTTGGGGCGCATTGGCAGATACTAAAGATTGAGATAAACTCTCATAGAATGATCCTCTCCAAGAAGTAAATATCATTTCAATTTTTTCCCAAGAAGGTGGATTTCCTGCATCATTAGATACAGCAATATAACCTCCCGTTCCGGGATCACCATTAAAAACAAGTTCGCCAAGAACATAGAAATTAGTAGCTCTAAAATTAAAAGATCCTAAATCAACATCAGTAATAGCTCCTGTATATGGAACAAGACCTGTAAGTATAGTAGGATCATTAGCTAATGAAATGATCTCACTTATAGTAAAATTCTTAGTACTACTATTATCGTTGGCATCTGTACCTATAAGCATGCTTGATAGGCTTGGAGGCGTTGCTATAGGATATCCACTAATTTTACCCATTTTTCTTTTTGGTTATTTGACCTGTTTGAACATTTATAACAGCATCTTCACCATACTTCTCAATTAACTTTCTCTCATTGTGAGCGAACTCTAAGCGCATGGCTTCAATGCTTTTTAAATTTGACTGTTTCTGTACTTCAATATCACCAAGAGCCATCTTAGCTTGATTGAATTCTGCAGTCATTTGTTGAATACTTTTCAACTCTTCTTGTGTTACTATCGTAGCATCCATTTGATTTAATTTTTACAAATATAGTTTATTTTCAGTTTCGTTTTATAGAGCTCCCATAATAGTAACCGAATATAGATAACACAACACCTTCAGTGATACCGATCAAGTGGATCCATATCTCTTTATTAGTGTCAGGAACCTGTATGAATGCTATCGCATAGACGATAAAACAGAACGCAACAAGACCTACCACACCTGTAGCTATAAACATAAAGTCTCTGTTATGAAGTTTTGCTATCTCAATCTCACGCGAACGAGCAGAGTGTCTATCCTCAAACTCTATCTTCGCCTTCTCAAGCATTTCATTGATCTCAACGATGAGGTTATCTTTTTCTTCTTGAGTAAGATCCTCAGCCATATTGATAAGGTTTTTAGCCACGCCAAGTGCACCACTATCAGGCAAAATATCACCAACAACATCTAATATCTTAGGGGATTTTTCTTTTAAGAACTGCCCGACTTTAGTGTCTTTAAACTTTTTACGTGGCTTCTTATCCATTATTCTTTTATTTCAAAATGCATCCAATCATAATCCTTCTCTACTCCAAGGGAAATGAATCCATGCTTGTAGAAAATATCAATCATTGGTTTATACTCAGGCTTAGCGAATCGAGCTGTTCGCTTTGTTTCTTTAAGTGTATTACGTGCCGGATCTAAATCAATAGCAATAGCCCAAGCATGCTTGGACCACTCATTACCATTACGCATCTTACGGTAATTAAAACAACCACCGTATAAATCGATCCCAAGCTCAACAATTTTCTCGTATCCATAGTGGTCTAAGATATCTTTAAATACAGCAGAGAACTTGTCAGCTACTAAAGCGTGGCATCTAAGCTTTGTCACTGTTGAATCAATATCCCAAGCGAGACGCATTGGGTATGGTAGATTAATAGTGACTAAGTACTTATCTCCGGTAACAGATGGTTGGCCATACTTCTTAATAACCTGAGCTGTTGTCATCATCTCCCTTGACCTTTGTATTTTTTGCAGTAATTTTTACCGCTCTTAGAATTGCTATGCTTTGTCTTTGCATGCACGCCTGCTCTTCTAACTTTCGGCTTGTCGATTTTATTAGTTACTTGAGCCTTCGCCATCGATCTTATTTATTTTCTTGATGTAGTACCAAATTGCAAATACCCCGGTAATGATAGCTATCAATCCGGAGAATGCTGATATGATTGGTTGAAACTCAGTAGCTTTAGCGGCCACTGCTCCGACAACTGAAGTTGATGCTGACGCTGCAGCAAGACTATCTTGTATGCTTTCAGGTGTTTTCATATTACCAAAGAGCAATAAGGTCAGCAATGTCAGTTCCCATAGTAACCTTGATTACCTGAACAGGTAAAACTCCTGCAGGTGGATTTCTGAATGTAACAATATCTCCACCTATAGTTTCGACCTCAACTTTTCCGCCCGCAACGGTTGGTACGTATATGTAACATCCACCATTAACACCTTGATAAATAGTGTACGAATCCCCAATTACATTGAAAATATCAGATGACAATATTAATATTCCGGGATTGATAATTCCAATTACATACGCTGAATTTTGAGTGGCGTTATTAAAAACAGTATCACCAATTTGCACTCCTGTAAATGGACTATTTGTGTCAATAAGACGATCAGCTACAACGGTGGTATTTGATCCTGTTACAATAGGATTTGGAAACGGTATGTTTACAGAGTCGCTATAAAATGGGATTGAAAACGCTCTTGAGAATGTATTTTTAAATACTGACATGGCTTATTGTTTATAGGGAAACACCCTGTTTAATGTATCTTTTCTTGATTCGCAACCGCAATCCGTTTCCGTTACTTCAGAAATCTTATTAACGATTGCTTTAATTCCTGTAGCAGTGGTGAATTTATCAATCGTATCACCACGACCTTTACTCTTTTTTTCAGGGTGATACGTGATTCTCATCGCTTAGAAATTAAGGAATTCATTTTAGGACCAATGTTCAACATTGAGTCACAACCACAAGATGAGCCTTTGATATTCGCTTGAGGAATATTAAGCAATCTGTTTTTTGTACCTGCGTTCTTGCTAACCAAAGAACTTACTTTTCCTGTTTTCATTTCTTTTTATTTTTACCGGCAGTTGCCATTTCTTGAAATTTCTTTTTACCGTACTTAGCACGACCAATGGTAGCGGTAATAGCGTCAGCAGATTTCTTACTAATCCCCTGTTTCTTTTGGATCTTATTACTTAATTCACTGAACTTACCCATAAGGCAAAGATATAAAAATTTAGCATTAGATTTTCGAAACTCTTTTTCCCATACCAACCATTGACTTCTCAGCTTTCTTCGCGGCTAATTTGGATGGGGATATTTCAGACTTTGTAACCGGTGTCTTTGAAGACACCCTCTTTGATGGACGGCAGTATTCATTCTTACCACCGGCTCCACAGGCTTTACCCGTCCGTGTATCAACCCATTTCTCTTTCTCCCAACGCTTGAGTGATGTACCCTCTTCAGACTTTTTCACATTGCCTGAAGCCTTCCTGCATTTCGCAATAGCTTGTGAAGCTCTTGCAGATGGAAAAATATCATACTGAGCTTTGACCTTTTTGTAGCAGGCATCTTTCATTTTCTTTTCCTTTCAGCTTTAATCCTTTGCTTATCTTGCTTGAACTGCTCAGACTGAGTGTAAAGTTTTCCTTCTTTCTTGTCCTGTTTGTAATTCGCTTTCGCATCTTTCTTATCCTGTCCTTGCTTCCAAGTAGTACCGTAAGAAAACTTCTCAGCTCTCTTTGCTGATTTAAATTCGACAACCTCATTTCTTTTTCGAGCTTCTTTGTAAGCCTCATTAGGATTGTCTCTTAAGTCAGTCCATGTTTTTCCTCCGTCATTTGGAAATACAGTTGGATTAACTTCGTATGTTTTTCTTTTATTACCTGACTCTCCCGATGAAAGAACGTGAGTTGATTGACTGCCATCAGGATTTTGGAGAGGTGTAACACCTTCTCTCATTTCTCTGATTTGTTTTCTTTTATTGATAGGATCTCCATCCTTTCCAAACTTAGTAGAAAACTTGTCAACGTCTTTATTGCGAAAATTTATTTTATCGTAGTCCATACGGCTTTGT